AGAAGATAACGATAGGATTTCAGAGTCTGTCCAGACTAATTACATTGAAGAAGAGGACAAAATTTTTAATCTAAGTAAGGAAGTAACTGACCTTTTAGATGGATTGCAAAATAGGAATACTAAAAATGAGACTAAAGCACAATAAAAAAAGAAATACAGCGTTTTTGTTTGAGGTTCTGATTAGGGAATACGTCAAGTCTGTCGTTCGAAAGAATGCATCTCGGCAAAATTCTATTAAAAATATTATAAAAGATCACTTTTGTGAAGGGATTCTTAAAGAGGAATTGCTAATCTACAGAGAACTATTAGAATCCAAAGGAATGAAAGACATCGCAGCACATTCGGTGTTGGAAGAGGCAAAGCACAGATATAATTCTTTGGACAGAAAACAGGTATTTTCACATCAAAATAGATTGATTAAAGAAATCAACTATACCCTGTCCCCAAACGTATTTACTAATTTTGTGCCTAACTATAAAAGCATTGCAACCATATATAATATCTTTAATAATAAGACGTCTATGAAAGAGAAGATGTTGCTGGAAAATAGAGTGGTAGAGATGCTAACAACCGAAAACAATAATGATAACAAGAGTCACGTTGACAATTTAACATATAAAACGTTTGTCAAAAAGTTTAATGATAAATACGGAGACCTTCCAGAAGATCAGAGAAATCTTTTAACTACTTACATTGTTTCATTTTCTGATAATGATGTTGAGTTGAAGCATCAACTAAATGAGCAAATTGCTGAGATGAAAGAGAAGATTGAGAACATTAAAGAAGATGAGATTTTTGAAAATCAAGAGATAAAAGAAAAGTACGAAAAGGTTCACGAAAAGTTGCACTCCTTTAAAGATAAAGAAATTGACGAGGTCGTGATTACAGAAGTGTTGATGATACAAGAGTTAATTAGGGAGATCGGAAATGCTTAAGATCAATATTATCAAGGGCGAAAAAGATCCTGTGGTTAAAAAGGAAATATTCTTTAAAGAAGCAAAAAAAGCACTTAATGGCGATGTGATGATATTAGATCATGATCTAATTGATATAGTTGTTTCAAAGAGTAAGTCAAAAATATCAACCTTTCCAAAAAAATCAATCAATGAAGAAGCATACCATACTCAAACAAAGATACTAGAATCTTTGGCAACTAGGGGAGTGCTTGAAAGATCTTCTATTCGATTTGGGTCAGTTCATTCATCGCTTGAGGGGTTTATAATTAAATCAAAGTTAGATGGAATTTCTTCATTTCAGATGGCACTTTTAGAGGTTTTTAACTTCCTGCAGGAAGAGATGCCAAATATCAAATCTAGAGAGAACTATAAAGATAAATTGCAAGATTTCTTTTTGGATCCGGAAGAAAAAGACAGCACTGAACTTGGCGAAGTCCCGCACAAGGAAAAGAAAGGGTCGATGGACCACCAGGTTCGCCCATATGGATACCAGTACATGTATTCTATTTTACGAGAAATGTCGGAGAACTGATGCTCGTTTATACTATTGCCTGTATAGGTATGACGCAAATTCTAATTTACGGAAGCATATTTGATAAAATTCGACCAACTAAAGGGTGGATGGGAAAACTTTTATCCTGCCCTATGTGCACTGGTTTCTGGACCGGCGTGTTTTTGTGGGCAATAAGCCCAACAACTGACCTATTTACATTTGACTATTCTGTGTCTACTGCATTCGTTATGGGGTGCTATTCTTCAATAGTGTGTTACTTTGGTAGCATGTTGATTGGCGATGATGGATTGAGAATAGATTTAAACACTGAGGAATAAAAAATGAATTCGTTAATAAAATCTAGATGGATGATGCAACCAGTGAGGCGCTGCTGCAGCGGAAAGTAGATGACGCGGGTGGTCCCCGCTGAAAGAGGAGTGCTATGAAACTTTTAAGAGAGTATTTTGAATTATGCGAAGGTGGTATATGCCAAGACCTTTTGACAGAAGACGAGAAGCGTAGAGTCGCAGAAGGGACAACTATATTGACTGGAGTTATGCAAATGGCGGAGACAAAGAACCATAATGGCAGAGTGTATCCAATGAATTTGCTGGAAAGAGAAGTGCAAAAGTATAAGAATCTGGTCGAACAAAGAAGAGCACTGGGAGAGTTAGATCATCCAGAGTCATCTGTGATTAACCTGCAGAATTGCTCTCACCTAGTTACCGACATATGGATGGAAGGTAAAAAAGTTATGGGCAAAATTGAAGTGTTGTCAACTCCATCCGGTAGAATTTTGGAAACTTTAGTTAAATCGGGCGTCCCTTGTGGTATATCATCAAGAGGCATGGGTTCGGTCAGAGAGCAGAACGGGATTACTTTAGTAGAAGATGATTTTCAATTGATATGTTTTGATATGGTTTCTGACCCATCCACACCAGGAGCGATCATGTCTCAAGTGAATGAATCAAAAGATATGTCTTCCCCTTTGAACAGGGTTGACAGAGTAAATGTATTATTGAATGATATTTTGAGGGAAAAATGAAATTACAAGAAACCAATAAACTAAAAGCAATACTTAAACCAATCATAATGGAGTGTATTAAGGAAGCAATTTTTGAAGAGGGCGTCCTCTCTACCCTTGTTGCTGAAGTCGCAACAGGGTTAAATCAAAACACCATAGTGGAATCTTCACCAAAGACAGGATTTGCTGCTACTATGTCGACAGAAAGAACTGAAAAGGTTACAAAGAGACTTCAAGAATCAAAAAATAAGATGCTAGAGGCAATAGGCAAGGATGCATACGGCGGCGTAGATATTTTTGAGGGTACTGCCCCGTTATCATCCGCTGGAACCCCAGGTGTCACAAATCCGTCCGGTCCACTTTCGGGCGTTGACCCGAACGACCAGGGTATTAATATTGATGGGTTGATGGGGGCGTTTGGTAAAAAATGGAATGCACTAAAATAAGGAAGGCAAAATGAGTAAACCAGTTAATTTTGAAGTGAAAAGAAGAAACAATGAAGATCAAATGAGAATGATCCGAAGGTTTGTTAAAAAGACAAAGAAAGAAGGGTTAATAGAGATGGTTAGAAAGCGCAGTCGCTTTATTTCCAATTCTGAAAAAAGAAAACTCAAGAAAGCAAGAAAGAAAAGACTTGCACAAGAAGCAACTAGAAAGTATCTTGAAAAATTCAAGGACTAATTACAATTAATTACGGAGATTAAGAATGTCAAGTTTTCATACACATAGCAGTTGGGGCAGAACTCGAAGTCCCAAAAATCTAACAGGCACTCGTACGGGGGCAGTAACTGTTTTGGGTCACGACGCCACGCCTGTAACTACTGGAATCTCAGCTAATACACCAGCAAACAATGGCACTACGGGATATGCAACGGAAAATCAAAGATTCTTGTTTGTTACGGTCACTGCTACCGCTAATGGCACACCCGGTAGAGACGTTGAGGTTTGGTGGTATATGCATGCTGCCGGTGTTTGGGCATTTAAAGAAACACTAGATGTTGACTCACTCACCGCTGGTACGTCAAAAACCTTTCAGATTGATATCAATGGTGTTGATAGGGTTGCATTTGTAAGGGATGCCGGTGAGTGGGCCCACGCGAATCGAGAACCAACTGTGGTCGCCGCTTGTTCCACGTTTTAGGAGATTGTTGTGAAGAGAAAGCATAAAATAAAACCCGATTTTGTAATTGACAATATCGGTGATATTAATAACGATGTGCAATTTTCTACAAGAAAAGAAACAATACCTGCCGCCCCGCTAAGAATGGTTGTTCCGGGACTATCTTCTCTTAGAACCAATCCTATAAGAGACTAAATAAAAGTAGTCAAATGTAGTTCGAATAAATTTAAGGTGTTTATGAATTACATTTACTATTTATTATTGAACATTATTTTGTATAAGGGGTAACCAATGTCTTCACTTTTAGAACAGGCAATAGTGGACGCAAAAGCGTTAAGAGACGCCGCTCTTAAGAATGCCGAACAAATGGTCGTAGAAAAATATTCTGACCAAATCAAAGACGCCGTCGCAACTCTTTTGGAGCAAGAACCAGAAGAAGAAGAGTTGGCAGCAGAAGAAGAACCAATGGATATGGGCATGGATGCAGATCCAATGGCAGAACCTGCCGAAGAAGATCCACTCGCTATGGACGATGCAGAAGAAGGCGAAGAATCAGAGTTGGATGCGTCCGATGAAGCAATGCTTGATGGCGTTCCTGCTTCAGATGTTGGCACAATTGAATTGGATTTGGATGCCATCGAGAAAAAGATTGCAGAAATTGAATCAGAAGAAGGTCCAGACGCCCTTGAGGAATTAGAGGATGACATGGTTGATCATGAAGACCTTGCTGCATCGATGTCTGATGATATTGTCGCTTCCGCCGACGCAGATTCCCTTATGACAGAAGAAGAACTTGAAGAGTCGCTCTTTGCAGAGATTTCAGAGGCGCTAAAGGTAGATATTAAACCTCAAAAGCGTGGATGGATGGGAGTTTCTAACGAGGAATTGGACCTTGCAGTTGAGATGGAACTTGCCAGAGTACAAGACGACCAAGTAAAAGAAGATTTAAAAGATTTAAAAAGTGCATTAAATAAATTGGAAGAAAATAACAATAGTCTATCCAGGCACAATAAAAATATTACTAATGAAAATAAGCAGTTGGAAGAAGAATTGGAAATGTACAAGGGCGCAGTCCAACAGCTTAAAGAGAAGTTTGATGTCGTTAATACGTCAAACGCAAAATTACTATACATTAATCGGACTTTGGATTGTGGCTCCCTGAATGAGCGACAGAAAAAGAAAATTGTTGAAGCAATCGCAAATGCCGACGATGCAAGAGAGGCAAAGGTTATCTATGAAACCCTACAAAACACAGTGGAGACCAAAAAAGAAGAAAAAGGTCCAGAATCGCTGAGTGAGGCAGTTAATAGAGGGTCTAGCTTATTAGTTCGTGCTCGTGAAGAGAAGCGAACAACTTCAGCAGATATATTTGCTGACAGAATGCAGCGTTTAGCTGGTATTAAAAAACAATAATTTAGGAGGTTTACAATACAATGTCTGTATTAGAAAAATTAACCGAAGGTATTGTTCGACGTGATGTTTCTAAGGAAGGTCAAGCACTTTTAGAGAAGTGGGAAAAGACCGGTCTCCTTGAAGGTATCACCTCAGAGCAGCACCGAAACGGTATGGCGGTTCTCCTTGAGAACCAAGCAAAGGAGCTTCTTCGTGAGGCATCCTCAATGGCAGCAGGTGACGTCGAAGGTTTCGCGTCTGTTGCTTTCCCGATTGTTCGTCGTGTATTCGGTGGACTTATCGCAAACGATTTAGTTAGTGTGCAACCAATGAGTCTTCCAAGTGGACTGATTTTCTTCTTGGATTTCGTGCATAGCGCATCTAGACTCGACGCTGAAGGAACTAGGTCACTTTACGGTGGTAACCGTGTTGCAAGCGAAATCACTGGCGGTGTTAATCTTGAAGGTCTTTCCAACGCTGGTGCCGCAGAGACTGGTGGACGTTCAGGTCCTGGTGGTTTCTACAATTTCGGCAACGCAGTAAGTTCTCCATCAGGATCTCTTGATGAAACTCAACATGCAGTTGTGGTAGCTACAAACATTCTCGGCACTGAGGTGGCAGTTAGCGCCCTTACAGACGCACAAAAGAAGGCACTTAACTTTGATCCTGATATTTTAGGCGCTCCATCTACCGATAAGATTGGTGCTTTGGAAGTTACGATTGATGCAGCTGACATGCTAAAGATCAATACTGAACAGCTACATGCAGTTCGTTTGGGTGCTGGTACCAGTACTGTGGGTGAATTGCTAGATACTAACACGCGTATTATTCGTCGCTTAACAATACGTGGTAAGTTGCCAGCAAGTGGTGACAGAACTGCAGTAACAAACAAGGATACTATCCTTACTCTATTCTACCATGGTGATACCGATATGACTATCGCCAATGTTGCAGCTGCCACAGAAAATAAGGGATTCTTGAGTTTCCCTGCGGCAGACTCCATTTTGGCAGCTGATGCACTTGGCGCTGTGCAAGGCGCAGAATTTTTGCTTGAAGGTGCAGGTAACGGAGCGTCTGCAACATCACTTACAACTAACGATGTCATCCCAGAGATCGACATTAAGGTTGACAGTATTGCAGTAACCGCTGTAACCAAGAAACTGAAGGCAAAATGGACTCCTGAACTCGGTCAGGATCTTAACGCCTATCACAACTTGGACGCAGAGGTTGAGTTGACTGGTATCCTTTCAGAGCAGATTGCTCTCGAAATTGACCGTGAGATCCTTGGAGATCTTGTAAAGGGTGCTACCGCTGGTACTCGTTACTGGTCACGTGCTCCAGGTCTTTTCGTAGACAGCAGTGGTGCTGAGCTGGGTGCATCTTCGGCTGCTCCTGATTTCACTGGTACTGTTAGCGAGTGGTATGAGACTCTCATTGAGACAATCAATGACGTAAGCGCTCAGATTCACAGAAAGACACTTCGCGGCGGCGCAAACTTTGTTGTTTGCTCTCCGGAGGTTGCTAATATTCTTGAGTTTACCGCTGGTTTCCGTGCATCTGTTACGGCAGACGCAGACCGTGGCGACATCGGCGCCGTTAAGGTTGGTTCATTGAGCAAGAAATTTGATGTTATGGTTGATCCATACTTCCCACGTAATGTGGTTCTTGTAGGTCGCAGAGGTAACTCTTTCCTAGAAAGTGGTTATGTATATGCACCTTATGTACCGCTCCAGGTAACGCCTACTATCTTCGGGCAAGAGGACTTCGTGCCTCGTAAGGGTGTCATGACCCGTTACGCCAAGAAGATGGTTAGACCAGATATGTATGGTATCGTTATCGTACGTGGTCTCCTTGGTGAAGAAGGCGCTAGCTAAGATCTGACTTAAGTCAATCATAGCAAAAGATTTAACCCCCGTCATTAATTTGGCGGGGGTTTTCTCTTTTTTGGAATCTAATTATTATAACTTTGAATATCCTCCTGGGACGAGGCCGCTGTCCCTTGAAGATGTGCAACCGAAGCGGCTGGTTGTACTTCGTGGAAATTCAGGTTAACGTTAACCGCATAATAAAGGAGGAAATAAATTATGGGTAATAGAAGAATAGGGCGAAAAAGACTCGAACACGCTCTTAAGAATTTAAATGGAACAACTCCAGATTCAACAGGGTCTAGATCTGGACTTAGAGGTGTTGAAATACCCGCTTTCGAATTGCAACCATCAAAATATTACGGTCTTTTTGATGACTTTGTATCGTTAAGTGCTGGTACTGGTGTCACCGTAGATGGTGACATGGCAAGCACTCATGGTGGTCAAGTCTGGTTGGCCGACGTTGGTGGTACTAATGATACCATTACCTTGGTTAGCAGCGAGACAGCGGGTGTAGTTAAGATTCATACTGGCGATACCGACAACGACACCACAACTTTAACAGCGGCCAATGCATCCTTTGCTATTGATGCAGCAAGCGCTAGAAAACTTTGGTTTGAAACAAGAATTAAAGCTAACGATATAACAGATCTGTCTATATTTGTAGGACTAGCATCAGCTAACGGCGCAATTGAAACTGATGCTGCAGGACAGAACTGGGAAGACGCACTTGGATTTTATATCGTTGAAGGTGCGGCATCGCAAGATATCGTAGTTCTTGGAGCATCAGGTGATACAGAGACTACAACTTCTCTATCGACTGACCTTGGAAACGCTTATGTTGTTTTAAGTTTACATTTTAACGGCACTTCGGTTGAAGCATATGTTAACGGTACTTTGAAAGCTACTATCACATCTGGTCTTCCAAATGATGGAACAGTGCTATTTCCAACAATTAGTGCTTCTACTCGCGACAACGGCGGCGGCGATGATTTCTTCTGTGACTATGTGCGAATTTGCCAGGAGCGATAATTATGAAGAAATTAGTTAAAAAAGTGCTGATCGAAGAACGCGAAGGCGGCAAGGTAAAGGTGTATAAAAGGGTATATGAAGAAGTGCCTGATAAACCCGCCCCTAAAAAACCTGCTCCTAAAAAAGCAGCACCAAAGAAGGTTGAAGAACCGAAGGTTGAAAAGACCGAAGAAAAGAAAGAAGAAGAGTAAGATCTTTTTTATAAACCCCCCGAAAGGGGGGTTATCTTTTTTAAAAGTATGTTATAATAGTTTAAGTTTATAGGAGATATAATGGGAAAGCGAAAAAAAAGAATGACAAAAGGCAAGTATGCCAAGAAGTATGCAATAAAACGAGCAGCTCTTGGGTTTACTGATACGAAAACAGAAAACAAGTTGATTGAAATTGATATGGTGACAGGCGAAGACATAAACGAGGAAGCAGAAGTGCAGGTTGTTGTCGACACTCCAAAAGTGGAAGAGTCTCGCGAATCGCTACCTCCAGACCCGGAACCACAACTTCAAACGGTTCAGGTTGAGGAGGCAAAAAGTAAGACTCCTACAAGAAAAAGAAAGTCATCTACACCAAAGAAGACTCCCACCACACCTAAGAAAACAACTGCGACAAAAAGAAAGACAACCACTCGCAGAAAGACAACAAAGAAGGCGACAGAAAAGTAAAGATTTTTGAAGACCTAGTGTTTTGTTCAGTTCGAGACTAATTAATAAAGCACGGAGGAATTTATGAATGTCTTTACCAACGTTAACACCGTCAAGTACTTCTAGTAAAAGTATACTATCTGCTACTGGTAGTCATGGTGACGTTAATACCGCACTCCCTTATAAAATATATTCGGCGAGCAGCACAGTACTTTACTCAGCTAACTTTATTTCTGGCGCTGTGGATCAGGTTGCCTACACCTACAAGAAATTAGGCGGCGACGTTTTAGATATTGAATTATCTGAGGGTAATGTGTATGCTGCCTATGAGGAAGCGGTTTTAGAATACTCTTATCTTATAAACGTACATCAAGCAAACAATGCTTTGCCGAGTTTTCTTGGGCACACCACAGGGACGTTTGATCACAAGGGAGAGTTAACATCAGGACCCGTTTCTGCTAGTTTGAAGTATCCTAAATTTGATTATGGATTTGCAAGAAATGTCACAGAGAGGGTCGGCGCCGAAATTGGATTAAAAGATTCCATACAGTATTCTGCATCTTTTGAAGTAGCGTCTGGAGTGCAAGATTATGACCTACAGGATATAATAACCGGACACTCCGGAACCCCCTATACTGGTAAGATTGATGGCAAAAGAATTTTAATTAAAAAAGTTTATTACAAAACTCC